CGGGCAGACGCTGAAATACGATTCCGTAACGCAGAAGTGGGTAAATGCGAACGATGCTGGCGGTCACACCATCGAGAACCCCAGCGGAACGGACATGACGCAACGCACTAACTTACAGTTTGCGGATGCGCATTTAACGGATGATAGTGAGAATGACCGCACCGAGGTTGAGAACATTAAGGACATAACCTCTGCTGACTATGCGAGCGCAACGGAGGACGGATTCTACAATGTCACGGATGAAAGTGACGAAGAGCTTACCGCCGCGGATATTGCGTATGATTCCAATGACAGTATCAAGGAAAAGATCGACGAGGTTGAAGACAGAGGAGAAGGGTGGACGCTTGTTGCGAAATGTGCTGATCTTGGAGTTGAGTTATATCGAAATGACTTGACTGGCGATTATAAGGCGGTTGGGCTAGGGACAGAAAACAAAAACAGCATTTCTTGGAGCGCATATACTCTATATTCGTATACTCTAACCGTCTATGAAGCGTTTGATGACTTTGTGTGCAAGACGCTTGAGTTGCGCAGAAACTACAACTATTCCGGACCATTATTCCTTGAATTTAGAGTTGCAGGAACGCTCAGTGTAGCAACTCCGCAATCGTACTCTTCGGCAAGCACTAGAGTTTATGGGATAAACTAACAGAAAGGAAGTATTCACATGGGCTTACATTTTATAAAAAACGGAACAAAGCATGATGTATGCGTCAAGCGTCCGTCTCTGTTCCCGGCATCCGCTACGACTTATGACAATTCACAGAGCGGTTTGGCGGCTACTAGGGTACAGGGGGCGATTGATGAGGTAAACGAGAAGGTTGATGGGAAGGTTCTTGCGGAAGTTACAGGAAACGGAGCAAAGAGTTTTGGAACACTTTTCGCAGAATTAGCGGGATTGCTTGACTTCTCAAAAGTTACCGTGAAAAGCGTGATGAAAATCGGCGGTGCGGTTTATGCGTGTGGATCTGTAAGTAGCACTATTGTCACTTACACAAACGCTGTTGCCACATCAAATAATTTTTCAGCCACAAGAATTGTGCTTGGCGCATCAAACTCAATTTTTACAAATACCATTACCGCAGGTCCTACCGTAGCATTCACCGACAGAGCAAGTGAAGTGGTAGGAAATGGAACAGTGATCAGAATTTACGCATAGAAGTAAGTACCACATGATTGGAAGAAACTGAAACCACGGAAGAATAACGCTTATTCGTCTTGGCATTATCTAAAACGAATAACTCAAATCTAAAAACGAGTTTTTCAGTTATTGGAGGAACTCAAATGACCCGTCAAGAAATGATAACCGACTTCCAACACTTTCTTGACGAACACAAAGAGGAAGTCGAAGCACATCTGTCAGAGCCGCAACTAGAATGGTTTGAGGACGATGGATGGGATGATAAGGAGAAAATCAAATGAAAAACGGCATTGGACTTGTTGATTACGCCCGATCAAAGGTCGGAACACCGTATTTCTACGGTAGCAAGATGAAAGCACTCACGGAAACCTTCATGGCGCAGATGCACAAGATGTACCCTTCCGTGGTCACGCTTATCTACATGGCAAAGGCACGGTCAAAGGGTCAGGTTGGCAAGGTATGCACGGACTGTTCCGGCTTGATCGGCGGCTACCGTGAAAAGCAAATCGGCTCTGCGCAACTGTATCAGACGGCATACACCCGGCTACCTATCAACGAATGGGAACATTTTGCAAACGGTGTTGTCTTATGGCGGTCTGGTCATGTCGGCGTGTTCTTTTGGGATGGCGCATCTCCCAAGGTTGTCGAAGCAAAGGGCATCAACTACGGCACAGTCATTTCCGACTTTGACAAGAGCAAGTGGACGAATGGATTGACATTTTCCGACATGGAATATGTCTATGAGGTGAACCTTGCCGGACAGTCTACTTGGAAACAGGCGAACCCCTACGATGTACCCACTCGGACGCTTTACAAAGGTTGCAAGGGTGAGGATGTCCGCTGGCTTCAATTTGAACTGAACGAAGCCGGGTACAAGCTGGACATTGACGGCTCCTTCGGCTCCAAGACCTTAAAGGCCGTCAAGGCATATCAGGCATCTTGCAAACTCGTTGTTGATGGCAGGGTCGGCCCGGCAACAAGGAATGCACTCAAAGCGAACTAACCCACAGAGAAGAGAGGTAAAACGAAATGAACTCAAAGACAGTCACGATTGCTATTTCAGGCTTTTTCGCTGGGCTGACGGCTTGGCTTGGTACACTCGCCATCCCTGTATACATCCTTGTGGGGTGTAATGTCATCGACTACATCACAGGCATCATGGCTTCCCGGAAGAGAGGGGAGAAGGTCTCCAGCGAGATCGGTTTCATGGGGATTCTCAAAAAGATATGCCAATGGATTCTTGTCATTGTCGGCTGGATGCTGGATGTGATTATTGAACAATGCGTCAAGGCAGCCATTCCCGGATTTGAGGTTCCTGTGGTGGTAGCATTATTTGTTGCCTTTTGGCTTGTGGCAAACGAAATGATTTCTATTTTGGAAAACATCGACTGTATTGGAGTACCCATTCCTAATTTTCTCCGCAAAGTCATTGTTTACTTCCTCCACTCCACGGAAAAAGAGGCAGAGGCCGCCATTCCTGACGATGACCTGCAAAACCTCAACGTGGAAGATGCCGGGAATGATTAAGTTTTTTCTGCCATACAATCTCCTTTCGCCCCTGCGGCCTCCGTGCCGTGGGGGTCTTTTTTGTTCTTTTTTCCGAACAATCTCCGGGAGCCGAAAAAAACCCTCCGAAAAAACCCCCTCTCCATCAAAACTCTGAAAAAATTTGTCCTGAATTTGTCCTAAATTTTCAAGAATGGCGTATTTCCGCCGTTTATTTGGGGCGCGTAGGGGGTTCGAATCCCCCTCTCGCTACTATCGAAAACAAGCCCCGGAAGCCTAGTTTATTGGGTTTCCGGGGTTTTCGTTTGTTCAAATATATGCGCCACGGACATTGATAATTTGCCCTACGCAAGAAAAAATTTGTCCTAAATTTGTCCTGTGATTTGTCCTATGAGTCCAGCCATGTTCCGCTTGGCTTCCTCTGTCTCCATAGCGTGTGTGTACACGGTCTCCATAACGTGGGAGGTCTTCCAGCGACCTATGGCTTGGATTTGCTTTGGGGTGCATCCCATCGCATGGGCATAGCTGGCGAAGAAGTGACGCAGCTTGTGGTAGGAGAAGTGGGGGAGTCCTGCCATTTCCTCGATGGTTGATAATGCCATTGTCAGCCGTGAGGCAGACCCGGTGTAAAAGCCCTGCTGCCGTATCAGGTCGGCGAGTTCTTTGTCTAGGACAATCGTGCCTGTGCTTTCTGTGGTCTTCGTGGACTTCACCACGCTTCCGTTTATTCCCTCCACCTTTGCCTTGTTGATCGTCAGGACATTATCCTCCGAGAGGTCTCCCGGTTCTAGGGCGAGGCATTCGCTTCTCCGAAGTCCGTAAATCCCCAAACGGATAGGCACCTCGTATTTTGACCCACGACAGGCTTTTAGGAGCCGTGCGACATCTTCTTGGGTTGGGATGTAAACATCGGCTCTACGAGCCTGTGGGAGCGTCACAGGGCATTCCCTACACTCATAGAAATGCATGACGGCAGAAATCAGACCATGTTGGTTCTTTACAGTCTTCGGTGAGTGGGTGGCGGAGTAGTCATTGACCACCTTTTGGACATGGGTGCGGTCTATCTTCTTCAGGGGCATCTGCGCGAACCATTCAGGAAGCCCTCTGAACGCCGTTCTATACCCTTTTATGGTGGAAGGTGATAAAATACTCGACCTCGCAGATATAAAGCCTTCATAAGCCTCACAGAAGGTCAGAGAGGCATTATCTCGCAGGATGGGGTCTTCTCGCTGGAGTGCATCAAGTATCTCCCTCGCCTCTTTCTGTGTCGGCTTGTGGTCTAGGTTTGCGGAGTAGTGCTTTCCGTTCTTGGTTTCTCTGATTCTGTATTTCCCTGTCCCTAGTTTGGTAACGTTCATAGTTCACCTCCTTTTGCCAATCTCTTTTTGCGGCACTCGTCAGCCGTTTCGTGTATGCAAGCAGCCGGGACGGTGCGCTGATGTCTGTAAGTCCTGCGAGGTAGTCCACACTCACATTGAAATAATCTGCAACACAAACCACGAAAGAAATGGCAGGGTCGGTTGTACCATTCTCCCATCTGGAAATGGTACCCTTTCCGAGTGTCAAACCATACTTGGTGTTCATATCGTCGGCCAACATCTCCATTGTCAGGTCTCTTTGCTCCCGGAGCATCCGAAGCCTGTTTCCAAATTCTGTTTCCATATTGTTCCCTCCTTTCGACATCATTATACAACATAAACCAAACAAAAAATATTAAAAAGTAGTTGCAAAACTGAAACCATTATGTTATTGTGTCCTTGTTGGTTGCAGAACTGAAACCGAAGAAAGGAGGGAACAGCATGGAGATTTTGAAGTTCAAAGGCTGGTTGGTAGAACATCGCATCAGACAGGCAGAGCTGGCGGAACTTCTCGGAATCACGGTGGAGAACGTAAATTCCAAACTGAACGGCAGACAGGAATTTACTCTGTCACAGGTGAAGAAGATTTGCGAGACTTATTCCATCAGCGCAGATGATTTTTTTGTCTGACGGTTGCAGAACTGAAACGGAGGGATCAATGGCAAAGGTGATTTTGGACACACCCCGGCAGAAGGTCAACCGCTTCTCGGCATGGGTGCTTTTCATGCTCCGTACCAGCGGAAAGACCCAAAAGGCACTTGCCGCCTATATCGGAGTAGACCAAGCAGGGGTTTCACGGAAGGTCAAGGGACAGACACCGTGGAAGTTGAGAGAATTCTATCAGGTTCAGGAGTTTTTCGGAGAGGAGTTCAAAGAATGAGCAAAACAAAGAAGCACGAATATTTCATGATGATTGGTTTTTGCATGGTCGTTTTCTTCGCAGGGATGATGGACAGCGAGTCCTTACTTATCCCGGCAGCAGGGGTAACGGTGGGAGCGATCACAGCAGGGGTGGCGACATGGTTGTACTACCACAGATGACCGCTTTGGTTCCTCCGTATTACGAGGAAACCTACCTGAAAGCCGAGTATGTGACCATCTGCGAAGAGGTTGGCGAGGAGTACAACATCTGCCCGGAACTCCTCATGGCTCTGATTGAAAGGGAGTCCTCCGGGAACCCGGATGCAGAGAACGGCTCCTGCAAAGGCCTGTGTCAAATCTCCGAGAGGTGGCACAAATCGAGGATGGAGAAGTTGGGGGTCTCGGACATTTACGACCCTGAAGGAAATATTCGCCTCTGCGCAGATTATCTTTGCGAACTCGGTGATAAGTATGAAGACATCGGCGTTTGTCTCGGCATTTATCATGGCGAGTCAAACCCGGAAATCACAATCAGTAGTTACACAAACGACATCCTTGAAAGGTCTGCGGAACTGGAGAGGGCGCACGGCAAATAAAGAAAGGGGAAATCAATGGCAACACTTTTTGAAATCGGAGCCGACTTCCTGCGGCTTCAGGAAATGGCAGAAGACCCGGAAATCGACCAAGAGGCAATCAAGGACACCTTCGAGGCAATCGAGGGCGAGTTCAACGAGAAGGTGGAAAGCTGGCTCAAAGTCATCCGCAACCTTCAGGAGGACACCCTCGCAAGGGAAAGAATGATGGACGACTTGGAGAAGAAGAACGAAGCAGACCTCCGCACCATCGACAGGATGAAGGGAACCTTGAAGCAGATCATGGAGGCAACCGGGTTAAAGAAAGCCGGGGGAGCCGTCCTTTCTGCGACAGTCTGCGGAGTCGGTGGCAAAAAGCCTCTTGTGTGGGCTGACGGCATCAAGGAAGACGCAAGACTTCTGCCGCAGAAGTATCAGAAGGTCGAGACCGTCTACAAGGCAGACACCGAAGCCATCCGGGCAGACCTTGACGCAGGAATCGAGGTTCCGGGGGTCGAATACGGAGACCGTGGCACATATCTGAAAGTGAAATAGGAGGGCGAGTAAATGACATTCGAAGATTTGAAGCGAGTAAACGAGGGTGTAAAGCACATCGAGGTCAAGGGCAAGGCGTATGCGTGTGTGGCTGCAAGGGTTCAGGCTTTCCGGGAACTCTACCCCAACGGAAGCATCACAACCGACATTTTGAGTCTTGAAAACGGCGTGGTAACGATGAAGTCCACCGTCTTTGACGATCAAGGCAACATCCTTGCCACAGGTCATGCACAGGAAAAGGAAACCGCATCACAGGTCAACAAGACCTCGTTTATTGAGAACTGTGAGACCTCTGCCGTAGGCCGTGCGCTGGGGATGCTCGGAATAGGCTCTGACGAGCAGATGGCAAGCGCAGAAGAGGTGGCAAACGCCATCAACCAGCAGGAGATAAGCCGGGACGACATGATAAAGGCTTTGGATGCCTACTACACCGACCCCACAAGGAAGAAAGAAACCATCGCATGGGCGATTAACAAGTTCTATACGGACGAGGACAAGAACAAGTTAGACCGGGAACTGACGGAGTTCCGCTTCATGAAACAGTACGCTTTGGCAAAGGTCTACGCCGTTCTGATGGAGAGAATCAATGCAACTCAAAGCGAGTCTTAACGGCATCCACAAGGGTTTCCACGGAGAGACCCTTGTGACCTTCCTAACCACAGAGGATGTTACACCCCTCGCAGATATGCAGGGCGACCTTTCCCTGACGGTCACAAGGTTCACGAAGAAACGGAGCCTAGATGCCAATGCCTATGCATGGGTGCTTATGGGAAAGATTGCCTCCGCCCTGAAGACGAGCAAGGAGGAAGTCTACGAAGAAGCCCTGCGGCGATATGGGGTCTTTGAGACAGACGAGGACGGCAGGAGCATTGAGATACAGGTTGACCGCAGCGTGAACGCACACCTTTTGCCGGGGCATTGGTATCGTGTGGACGATCTTGGGAACAAGGTTATCTACATGATGCTCAAAGGCTCCAGCGAGTACACCACAAAGGAAATGTCGGTGTTCATAGATGGGATTATCTCGGAGGCAAAGGAACTCCACATTGAAACCCTGCCGCCTGACGAATTGGAAAGGATGATGAAAGCATGGACGACAACAAGTTCCTCTTGATGGACAGAATCCAAAAGATACAGTCGGTCATAAACAAATACGGCGAAGAGAACTTCTATATCTCGTTTTCAGGTGGCAAGGATAGCACCGTTCTCCACCACCTGATTGATGAAGCGGTTCCGGGAAACAAGATTCCGAGAGTCTACTTTAACACCGGGATAGAGTTTCAGATGGTGCAAGACTTTGTTAGAGGCCTAGCAGAGACGGACGAGCGATTTGAAATTATCAAGCCTCAAACACCAATTCGCAAAATGCTAGAAAAAGAGGGCTATCCATTCAAATCAAAGGAACACAGCCAGCGGCTCCACGAATTTCAAAATAGAGGCACACACACAAATACCACATACAACTACATGATGTGCGAGGGGAGTTATGCGGCGAGGGCGAAATTTGGATGTCCGAAATCTTTAAGGTTCCAATTTGATACGAACTATCCGCTAAAGGTTAGTCACAAATGCTGCGCGCGGCTCAAAAAGGACATTGGCAATAGGTACATGAAAGACCACAACATAACGTGGAACATCACAGGGATGACGAGGGCAGAGGGCGGCGCGAGAACCCGGATTAACTGTGTTAATTATTCAAAAGGGCGTGGAAAATTTCACCCAATGGCTCCTGTTAGTGAGGAGTGGGTGAACTGGTATATAGAACGCAACAACATTCAATTATGCGAACTGTATTATCCTCCATTCAATTTTGACAGGACAGGTTGCAAAGGTTGTCCGTACAATATCCACCTACAAGAAGAACTCGACCTTTTGGAAAAGTATCTCCCGGCAGAGCGGAAGCAATGCGAAATCATTTGGGGGCCTGTGTATGAGGAATACAGAAAACTTGGTTACAGGCTCCGACAGCCTGAAAAGTATAAGCAAATCGATGGGCAAATGACCCTTGATGAATGGATGGAGGCATCGAATGCTCCAGACGAATAAAGAGTGTTTTGTCTGCGGCTCCCCTTTCGTGGAGTGCCACCACGTTTTCCACGGCAGCTACCGAAAGAACGCAGACAAGTATGGAATGATGGTTTGGCTCTGTCCTGACCATCACAGAGGCACAGAAGGGGTTCACGGGCGTGATGGACACGCTCTGGACATCACCCTAAAGAAGTATGCGCAAGGCTACTTCGAAACAAACATAGGCACACGAGAGGACTTTCGGAGGCTCTTTGGGAAGTCTTATCTCTAGCCATAGTAACCGCTCACTTTTTACCGAACATTGGCAAGGAAAATATATACCACACAATCTGCCATGATCGCCCCAAGGGGAGGGGGTAAACTCCCCGGAAGGGAGGCAAATGGGAAAGACAAGCAGGGAGAAAGGCAAGAGGGGAGAAAGAGAGGTTGCCCAGCTCCTGAAAGACCACGGCTACGAAGGACACAGGGGGCAACAGTATTGTGGAGCCACAGGGGAAGCGGATGTCGTTGGTCTTCCCGGTGTCCACATCGAGGTCAAGAGGACAGAAGCCTTTCACCTTTGGGATGCACTAAAGCAATCGACATTTGACGCAAGGGAAGGGGAAATCCCCAGCGTTTGGCACAGAAAGAATAATGAGCCGTGGGTGGTTATCCTGACGGCAGAGGACTTCATAGAACTGTATAGGAGGGCGTATGGAAATAGCTGATTTTATTCCCTTCGGACACGATAACGGTGTCACGGCAAGGGAACTGTCACAGATAACAGGCATCACAGAGCGGAAAATCCGGGACAGAATCGCGTTGGAGCGGCACAACGTAGTCATCCTGAACCTTCAGGACGGACAGGGGTATTTCAGACCAACAGAGGACGAAAAGAGCCTTGTTTGGGAATGGGTGCGGCAGGAGGAAAACAGACTCCGCTCCATCGGCTACGGACTGAAAGCAGCGAGGAAGGTGGTGCGAGGATAATGGGCAAGCGGTACTATTGGCTGAAACTCTTCGAAGACTTCTTTACCTCAAAACGGATTAAGAAACTTCGGTCAATCGCTGGAGGGGACACCTTCACGATCATTTATTTGAAGATGCAATTAAAAGCCCTGAAGACGGAAGGGTATCTCTATTATGACGGCTTCTTGGAGGACTTCGCCGAGGAATTGGCACTTGACCTCGATGAAGACCCGGACAATGTCCGTGTGACGATCAAATACCTTCTGTCGGTTGGACTCCTTGAAACCAATGACGGCGAGGCTTACAAGTTGCCATATTTGGAACTCTGCACCGGGTCGGAGTCGGACAGCACAGAGAGGGTCAGGAGACACCGGGAGCGGCAGGCGCAGCTTGCACCTCCGAAGCCCGAACCGAAGACAAATGCGGAGCGGCAGAACGCACACCGGGCGAAAAAGGCCTGTGAAGAGGCTGGGCACGTTCCCCTGACTGACGATGCGACCAACAAAAAGCGTTACGGCGGCAATTATTATGTCTGCTTACGGCGTGACGGCTTCCAATGCGCCATCTGTGGGAGCAAGGAAAACCTCTGCCTCCACCACATAGACGGCTACTTTGAGGACAAGCCTGAAAACAATGCGGCAAACAAGATGGTGACGCTCTGCCGAAAATGCCACAGTAACGTACACGCAGGGAGAGCCATTCCGCAAGAAGTCCTTGAAACCATTGAATATTCTACGGTTCGTAACGAGAGTAACGAGGTTTGTAACGTAACGGTAACAACTTCGGAACGTAACGGTAACGTAGAGAAAGAGATAGAGAAAGAGATAGAGACAGATAAAGAGAAAGAATATATAGCCGAGCAAACTCGGCATGATGTGTCAGGACACCCGGGGGACTCTTTGAGGACAAAAAAGGACAATGTCCAACAGGAGAAAAGGGACGGTCTCGCAGAGACATCACGGCAGATCATTGCACACCTGAACGAGGTTGCCGGGACGGCTTACAAATCAAACAGCAAGGCAACCCTTCGCCATATCTCCGCAAGACTGAACGAAGGTTATCTGCTGGAGGAGTTCTATGCGGTCATCGACAAGAAGTGGAGAGAGTGGGGTGGCTCCGACATGGAAAAGTATATGAGGCCTGAAACCCTCTTTGGTTCCAAGTTCGAAGGGTATCTGAACGAGCCTGAAACCCAAAAGAAGAAGAAAGGAGGAACCCAGCAGACCTCCGGGCCTGTGGATTGGGATGCTTATGTATGAATAGACAAGAGATTGCGGCTTTTCTGAAGAAGTACCAAGCCGTCTACCCTAACACCAAACTCGGAAACGATCCCGGCGAGGTCATCAACGTTTGGGAGGAGTTCTTGGGGAACATCCCTGCCGAAGTGGTGAATGCTTGCTTTAGCCTCTATGTGGCAGAGGGGCATCCATTTGGCCCCAACGTGGGAGAACTTATCCAAATGGGCATGAGGGTTTCACAGAGGCAGAAAGAGGACATGACGGCGGCGCAAGCGTGGTCACTCGTGAGCAAGGCTTTGCAGAATGGCATCTACGGTGCAGAGAAGGAGTTTGCCGCACTCCCGGAAAGAGTCCAGCGGTGCGTGGGGTCACCTGAACAGCTTCGGAACATGGCAACAGACCCCAGCTACAACGAGGGAGTCCAAAAGGGCATCTTCCTGAAGCAATACGAAGCAGAACTCCGCAGGGAGAGGGATGTGGCTGCCCTGCCGGGTGCGTACCGGGATTTGGTGCTTGGAGTATCAGAAAGGATTGGGATTGATGAAATACAGTAAGTTGAAGTTCGGAGAGAACCTTTACCGCATGAGGCAGGAGAAGGGAATCTCTCAAACAGAGTTATCAATAGCCTGTGGCGTGAGCCTAAACAGTATCAGCAAGTGGGAGAACGGAAAGACCTTCCCGGAACTTGGATATTTCTGCCGGGTCTGTAAGGAACTGAAGGTCACGCCAAACGAAATGCTGGAGGTGAGCGAATGAACCACGATGACCTTTTAAGAATCGCAGAACAATACAAAGCCCAAATCCTCGTCAGGCTCCGGGCGATGAATAAAGAGTATATCGAGAAGAACCCCGGATATGAGAAAACCTTCGGAGTCATCCTTGACGGCGAGGAGTGGGCGGTTAATGACGCATGGGAGGAGGTTTTCGGAAAGTGAAACACCTTGGAGATATAACCAAGATAGACGGTCACAATGTCCCTCTCGTGGATGTGGTCTGCGGTGGGTCGCCCTGTCAGGATTTGAGCGTAGCCGGGAAAAGGGCTGGTCTCGCAGGGCATCGCAGCGGACTCTTTATGGATCAAATCAGAGTTATCAAGGAGATGCGTGATGAATCTAGGAAAAGATTATGTGGTGGAGGGGCAGATGTCGATTTTCGATTGCTTCAGCCCAGATTTATGGTCTGGGAGAATGTCCCCGGAGCCTTTAGTTCCAACGGTGGCGAAGACTTCCGAGCCGTCCTTGAAGAAACGGCAAGGGTTGCCTGTGAAAACGCCGTTATTCCTAAACCTCCGAGGGGGGGGCAAGTGGACTCCGAGCGGAGCCATCTTGGGAGATGGGTGGTCTATTGCTTGGCGTGTACACGATGCACAGTTTTGGGGAGTACCCCAGCGAAGAAAGAGAATCGCTCTTGTCGCAGATTTTGGAGGACAATCCGCCCCGGAAATACTCTTTGAGCGCAAGGGCGTGTCAGGGGATATTGCGGAGGGCGAAGAACAGGGGCAAGGAACTTCCCCCGGAGCTGGAGGCGGCTCTGATAGCGCAATCTGTCTCCAAGGAAACGGAATCGGACGAGCAGACACCGCAGGATGCAACGGACGAGGTTGGAGAGTGGGGGGGGTCATACACCCTTAACACCATCGACAGACCTGCCGTTGTCAGTTTCCAAGAACGAGCAGGAAAACCCGGGGGGGGCAAAGGAATCCTGATACAGAATGAACGGGCAGGCGCACTCTCAACCATAAACAACCAAAGCGTGTTCACAATCGGACATGATGAACGCTCCGCACGGTTTACCACAGACGAAAAGACAGACCCTCTTACCGCTTCAGATTGGAAAGACCCGGTGAAGATCATCCAATGTAGTGGGGGGGCGAGGAAATAGTGGGAACCTTGCTTGCTAGAGACTACAAGGGAACAACAGACGATGACAAACTCATTATTCAAAAAGATAACGGTTTTGGAGAACCACCCACAGGACAGCCGCATCAAGATCAAGGATGACGGCATATTTCAGACGATGGGAGCAAGGGGGGGCATGGAGTACGAACCCCACACGCTTATGGTTATGGAGGAGCGCAGCTTGAATACAGTAGTTAGGCGGTTGACCCCTATGGAATGTGAACGGCTTCAGGGCTACCCGGACGGCTGGACAGACATAGGAGATTGGACGGACTCAAAAGGAAAGACACACAAAGAATCAGACTCACCAAGATACAAGGCACTCGGAAACAGTATTGCACTTCCCTTTTGGGAGTGGATGGCTGGCAGAATATGCGAACAGTATGACAGACCTGCAAAGATGGCAAGCCTGTTTGATGGAATCGGCGGCTTTCCTCTCTGCTTTCAGAGAAACGGAGCCGTCCCGGTATGGGCAAGTGAGATAGAGGAATTTCCGATTGCCGTAACAAAAGCAAGATTCCCGGAGGAGGAAAGCAATGATAACAGCGAAGGTAAATAACCTACCTAAAAGCCTCCGCAACGGCTTTATGGTAGCAAGGAGAGCAACAGACGGACAGTTATGGTATTACGGCATCTATGGCAGCGAGAAGAGGGCTAGAAACGTGGCTGAAGAGATCGGCAACGGCCTTGTCCTGATGGTGGATGGCGAAGAGGAAACCGCCGAACCTCGGTATTGAAAGGAGCGGACGATGGACATTAAACCATGCCCCTGGTGCGGAGAAATCCCAAAGTTTTACCAGACCGCCCACGGTAATTGGTGGCTGGAGTGTGAGAATTACGCTTGCCCGGTACAGCCAATGAGCCAAGTGTTCAGCCGGAAGAACAAGCTGGTGAGGAAGTGGAATGAGAGAGCGGAGAAAGGAGCAGAGAAGTGACCAGAGAAGAAGCAATTGAAATGATAGAAAATGATTTGAAATATCACTCAAAGGAATTAAAGCCGGAGTACAAAAAGGCATTAAGGATGGCAATCGAAGCCTTATCCGCAGAGCCTTGTCGAGAAGCAGACGATTACGAGAACGAAATAGCCGACTTGCATAACTGTCTTGATATTGCCGAGTACGACAAGGAGCGGTTGAGAGAAGAAGTGACTGCGCTGGAAGAAAAACTGAAAGCGTTATCCGAAGAGCCTTGTGATGACACTATCAGTAGAGCCGACACGATTGAATGGCTTAAGAGGGTAACTGTCACGGATGGGATAACTTTTGAAACCGGGTTCAAGCAGATATTAACAGATATTCAGAATATGCCGTCCGCCACACCGAAGCAGAAAATGGGGCGGTGGATTCGTTCAAGTTTAGATACTTATGCTCAAGGACGATTTTTGCCGATTATTCGTGAGGTTCAAGAATGTTCTGCGTGCCATGTGAAATATACAGGCATAAGACATATCAATGCAAGATTTTGCCCGGGATGCGGTGCAAAGATGGAAGAAAGCGAGGATAAGGAGAGCGAATGACTAGGGAAGAATGTGCAATCGTTGTGTTGAGGTCAATATTAACCACAAGGGATGCAATGTTGGAAAATGAGCATGAGCCTAAAATTCACATTGGCAAGGATGATGCAGAAGCCATTGAAACCGCAATCGCCGCCCTATCCGAAGAGCCTTGTGAGGACGCTATCAGCAGAGCCGAAGCAATCAAGGCTATGGACGATCTGGAGCAAGAGGACATTGAACTGTACGGATGCCCCATCCCGGAAGGTTTTGACGGTAGGAGAGCTATTGAAGCCTTGCAGAAGTTGCCTTCCGTCACGCCGATAATAGCAGAGTGTGAGGATACGATCAGCAGACAGGCGGTAATGGATTTTATACGAGGTCTGACAAGATGGTGTGTAAGGTCAGAAGATGGAAAATTCAACAATGTCGGATTGCTTTATGACGATGTGATGTTTGGTCTTGATAGATTACCTTCCGCCACACCGAAGCAGAAAATGGGGCGGTGGATAACAAAAATAAAATCGGATTTAAGGGGTGATGTATGGCCAACAAATCCGAAGTGTTCAGAGTGCGGCGGAGAGCCGTATTACCACAACACCATATACAATTATAAATTTTGCCCGTATTGCGGCGCAAAGATGTCAGAAAATCCGACAGGTTCAGAAAGCGAGGACTGAATGACAGTAGCAGAGTTGATAGAACAGTTAAAGCAGATGCCACAAGATGTTCATGTTTATGCAGAGGGAGAACCTGCTGATAAGGTTATCTTTGATAAAAGCCTAGACGAAAACGGCGGGATAGTGCGGATATTCAAAGCGTGGGATGTTGTATCTGTCGGCAGATGCATCCCGGCAGAAAGCGAGGACTGAATGAGCGAAGAAAACGGCAAGGTCTGTTGCAACTGTCGGCATTGTATGAGGTTTAGACGCTGGATTGATGACTATGCTGTATGCAGATGCGAAGTCAGCGGAGAATGGCTTTCGTACATCCGAGTGATGACAGGCTGGTGCAGACATTGGGCGAAAGAGAAGGAGGAGAAAGGAGCGGAGAAGTGAGCGTTAGAAAAGTGTTAGCGAGTGTTAGAGAAGCCAAAGAGGGTAAAGAAAAGCTGGTGGCTCTGTACACTTGGCTGAACGATATGCGGCTTGGCATCGCTCCAGACGAGAACACCCCGGATGACGAGAGAGGGGAGCGACAGGCACAGGTGGATGTAATAGACCAAATCATGGAATGGATGGAGGAACAGGGAATATGATGGGATTTATCTTGGGTTTGTTCTTTGGGTCTGCGGTAGGGCTTATGGTGGCAATCATCGTGTCTTCTGTCGGTGAGAGAGACCACAGAGAGGAAGACTACAAAATGGGCTATGACAGGGGCTATCATGACGGCATCCGGGATATGAGAGGAAATTGGCGATGAAAGAATACCGAAGAACCAAAGGCAAGTACGTTCTCCCGGCTCCTGTCTATTTCAGGGTGGTGTGGCTCATCCGGGACTACTACCGCATGAGGGAAATGGCACAGGCTATCCTTGACGAAAGCCCAGCACCTTCGGACGGTATGCCACACGGAAGCCCAAACCCTGACGGCGTATTCAACAAGGCAAGCAGGAGAATGTACTTCACAATGGTGTGTGACCTGATAGACCGGGAAATGGAGAGAGTGCCGAGAGAGTACCGAAGAGGAGTGTGGAACAACATACTCTATAAGACGGCCTACCCTAACGATGCCGGGAGGTCAACCTACGCCATGTACAAGTCAAGGATAATCTATAACATCGCAGAAAAGATGGGGTTAATATGATCGAGGTAAAACTGAAGAACTTCTTTGAGAAGCCCATACCAATGTGGAGAGTGCTGGAGGACGAAGAGACAGACTATCTCATGTGTCCAAAGTGCCAGACGGTTAGGTGGAACACCGTCACGCCGAAGTATTGCGAGGTATGCGGTCAGCACTTCAACGGCAGGGAGTACCATTAAAAATCGAGACACCGGGGAAAAATAAAAGGTGTAATATGGTAGTGTCGGAAAAGCGGAGGAGAAAATCCTTCGCTTTTTTGATGCATTGATGCGAGGAGTCGAAACGCCCTCGGCTCCTCCTCCCCTCTAAAGGGGAAAGGGCGAATATGGAATGTGCAGAACGGTTTTATAAATCACGAACATGGAAACGGTGCAGGGATGCCTATGCAAAGAGCGTTGGGAACCTGTGCGAGAGGTGCTTAAAGAAAGGCCTATACGTTCCGGGAAGGATTGTGCATCACAAATGCTACATCGGCCCGGACAATATAGACGACCCTTACATCACTCTGAATTGGGATAACTTGGAACTACTCTGCCGAAGCTGCCACGAGTTAGAGCATAAGGGAATAGAGAGGCGGTATGCGGTGAACACAGACGGCTCCGTGACCCCCCTATGCGAAAAATAAAACGAAAGCAGCGGAGGG